TATCCGCCTGCACGTTCGTACTGGCGGCTGTGATGTTCGTCCACGTTCCGCCATTCTTGCGGTATTGCAGTCCGTAGTCGTCCGTCGCCGCACCACTTGCTCCGCCGGTTTCCTGAACGCGGTAGCGCAGATGTAATGCGGTATCACCCGTGATCTCGTAAACGCCGCTGCCTACACGCAGATAGGCTTGTGAAACGAATGGCTCAAACCCTACAGAACTAGCATCTGAAATCCCTTCAAGCACCATACTGAGAGTGGAATAATCGGTGATGAGCGCGGCTTGAGCTTCCGACAACTCCACCTCGAAAAGGGTGAACGTGCTCGTCAGCCCCAAACTCTCATCTCGATCTATAAAAGCGATGAGCGCCACACCCTGATACAGGGAGACTTGGATATAGTCGTTCAGCCCCTGCAATCCATTCGCCTTCAGGCGCGCACCTAAAACATGCCCGGTGTGTACTCCGGGGTCAGGTACGGCAGACATACCAACTAGCGCAGAAGCGGTTGCTGCGGCTTCTAAAAAGTCAGTAAGGTGATCTGCATCATCCGCGACCGATTCGTCAATAACTGCATGAGCGCTTCCCGACGGAACCACCGTCCAATCATTGCTCGTCGTACTTGCGGGACGAGCAACATGACCAAGGGATGCGTTTTCGATGCCTATCGCCGTCGAACCGCTCTCCGTGCCTTCCTCATAGAAGCGAAAAGCATCAACGACGGGAACAAACGCAGCAGCAGGTGCTCCAGCGCCGAGGAATACCCGCGAGCGAGACATGACTCTCTTACGCCGTCGTCAGAATCGTGATCGAGTAATCAGACCACTCCGGAGGCACGGTCTGATCGCTCAGAATGACCGTCACCTTGTCGGCGGTCATTTCGGTGGCACTCAACACGACTTTCACCACCTTGCCTGCGGCCGGAGACACAACAGGGAGCGTCGCCAAGTTGGCGAGCGCCCCGTTGTCCTTCGAAATCTTCGCGTCGCCAGCGGCGAGCGTGGCACTCGACTTGAACAGACCTGGATTCGCATAGTCTTCCAAGCACACATCGAACTCAAAGTCCTCAGCCTTTACCGGCGGGTTCCAGGGAGCAGCCATCTATCCTCCAAACATTTGGTGAGAAGCGCGCGGCGCCATGACATTGCGGGGGCGCAACGCCGCGGTGATGGCGGCCCACGAGTCGCTCGTCGTGGTCGTGCCGCCACCAGCGAAGGCCGCGAGGTCGAGCGCGCCAGTCGTCCACGGACGGAACCCGGAGCCGATCTGCGCGTCATTCGTATCCGCAGTAGTACCCGCAAGAAAATCAACCAACTGCGGTGCGGTGTACACGCCTCCTGTTCCGCTGGCTGCCCCGCCGGAAGCGTAGACCCACGCGCCTTTCGTGACTGGCGTGATCGATCCAGGGTTGGCGACCCGTGAACTTGCCGCCGATGCCGCTACTGCCGCGACATCCATCGGTGTCGTTAGGTCCACTCCACGAAAGACGTGACAGGTCCAGTGACCGGCGTCCGCTATGTTCCCCGTGCCCCCGCCCACCGTCTCGGTTAGCACGAACTGCGTCTCTGGCGTCGATGGCATGAACCGCCACGAAACGAGCAGAGTCACGTCGAAGGTGTCCGCGACCGTTATTCCGCCAGCCACGGCGGCCGTGTAGTTCACGGCGCCCGTGTTCCTGATCGCTGGGAAACGCTGGACCGTCGATCCGATGCAGTAGGAGATGACGACCAAATCTTCCGCAGCGGGAACGGCAGCCAAGCCGCCCGTCAGCGCAAAGTTGATCGTCTGCGGGGAGGTCGTCCCAGCGAATCCTGCGATCTGCCCGCCGACGTATCCGATGGCCATTTAAGCTACCAAGATCAGGCGGGCAATGCGGTACAGATCAGACCCGAACGGCTCACTGTTGACCATCTGCTACTACCTCCGTATGATTTTACGCATTTCCGGCGGTGATCGTGAATGATGTCACCGAGACCTGGACGCCTGAGTTGATCGATGTGCTGTTCAGGTTCAGGTCGGAGCCCGAGGTGCCAACGTTGCCATCGACGCAGCACGTGCCAGTCGAATCGACGCAACGAAACCAAGTTGCTGTTCCTGTTGCGTTCGCCGAGGCGTCCGCCGTGATCGCCGACATGGTGAGGACACCTGCGCTTGCTGTACCCGCACACGGATCCGAGAACGTCAGCTCCGCGAGCAGGGTAGTAGCCGTACCGCAAGTCGCCGGTCGCGAACCGTCGTAGATCCGCAGGAGACCCGCACCAGCTCCCCCATCGATTGCGTCGCGCACCTGGTGGAGACGGTTATGGCGAACCGTCGTGGAGTACGCGAGTGCGAACAACGGCCCTGTAAGCTTATCCCAGAGCCACTTCAGGTCCCTTGCGATGCTGGGCAGCATGTCGATCGGGAACGGAATTGCATAGCCGTGCAGAGTTCCTGTTCCTGCAGTTTTGGGGAGATGATACTTCTCCATGTGCTCTTTCACCCACGTCTGCGCTGCCGTATCAGCTTCGTCTTTCGTCGAAGTGCCGTCGAGCGTCTCTTCCAACACTTTCGAGGTCGCACGGTCGTAGATGCGGGCGCCCCAGGCGAAGCCTTCCTTATCGCCTTCCATGACACGAATCTCGTAGTACGCCGAGTAGGTGCCGCGGTTGTAGTCGTGGACGTTGATGAGTGCAACCTTCCTTGCTTGTTTCATGTCATTGCTCCGAGTGTTAAGCCCTGGAATAGGCGAATTCGTTGATACCGAACTTCATTCCTGGAAATAGACGGGCATATCGCTCGTCCACCATCATATCGCTCGAGTCGTTGGTGCCGACGGTGCCCTCGAGGACTGCCACTCCATCGTGAGATAGGACGACAAACTTCGTGGGGTCGCCGACCTTCTGCACGTCTACTTCCTTGAGGTTGTGGTACGTGAAGCCTTTGTCCGTCGAGATAGCGATGTCCTCGGGGAATGGGATCTCAACTAGGAGTTCCTCGTTCGCTGCAAAGATCCGCATACTACCGTTCGCTATTTGGGCAGCGATGGTCTGGTAATACGCTTCACGTGCAGCGCGGCGCGACTGTTCGGACAGTTTCATGGAAGCCTCTCTGGGATTTCAGTGGGTGCGGATGCAGGAGTAGCGCTGTCGACGAATTCCCCAACGACGGTACCATCATTTTCACGACGGGCTGTGAAAGTACGGCGAATTTGCACCCGGGGACGACGTGCGCGGTCTGCTGCGACTGCAGCCCCGATTGCGGCAGTTGCAGCACTATGTGCAAGAATACCGGCGTTGTTGGCAGCTTCGCCCGGATCTTTGGTGATGGCATTCGGAGCATCCGATTCACCTCCAGGAGTGCCTCCGCCTCCGCTTCCGCCTCCTGGTTTGCCTTGAGCCTCCGGCTTTTCAGGCATCTTCGGCATTGTATGGCCCGCGGGTAGCTTCTCCGGGAGACCGCACATTACGCGAACTTCCTCGTCGGAGACAACCGGATTGTCGAACTGTACACGACGGGAGAAGTTGACGACTGCACGACCTAGGCTTGCAACGGCGTTGGCCTTCTCTAGGGGGTTCATCGGGAAAGCTTCCGGCCATTCCCATCCCGCCTTCTCCCATACTGTCTTCTCGATGTAGCCAAGTTCGCCCAGTCTCTTGAGGATCGGGCGGAGAACGTACGGAACTCCAAAGGAGCTGCGTCGACGGATCATGTACTCGGCCCAGTTGGCTCTGTCCTGTTCACTAGCAAGCTGACCTGCTTCCGACCCCATTAGGATCCGTTGCGGGATGCAGGTTGCTCCGGCTAGGAGGGAGATCACGACTTCGAACGGGCCACGAGGATCGGCGACTTCGCTGCCCAGAGGTGTGATCTTCACGCCTCTAGTACGGATGTAGCGACGCATATTGTGCTGGTATTCGTCCAATTCTTCGGTTAGTGCATTAGCAGACGGCTCATCGAGCTCCATCTCCTTGTCGACGTCGATCTGCATACCGCGGTTGGCTGTGTTCCAGAACAGCTCTGCACTGCCTCCGCCGACCTTCAGTAGGTCGTCGAGCAGATTGTAGATCTGGTTCAGACGCGGTTCGGAGAACATTATACCTTGCAAGGGACGATCCACGATGTGGATGATACGAGTCCAGTGGAACTCCTTCTTGACCGAAGAGAATAGACCGGAATTCTCATCGGCGGGTCCTACATGCACCTCATAGAGACTCGGCTGCCCGAAGCGCGGATTCAGCGGATCGGCCTCGTACTCCTTCACATGGACGGCGTCTCCGCCGTACGCTTGGAGATACAGAATGTCGTCTGGCGACGTGATTGTCGGAGCGGGCGTCTTGACATTACCACGAAGCCCCAACAGCAGTACCGAGAAGGGGCCGAAGTAGCAGAGCTTGTCTGCT